TTCCCTGTCCGACGAGCGCGACGAGGCCGGGCGCAATACGCTTTTGTCCAGACGGTTTCCGGGTGGCAGTCTCAAGATTGTCGCCGCGAAGGCCCCCCGAAACCTGCGCCGCCACAACGTCCGCATCTTGTTCATTGATGAGGCGGACGGCATGGAATCGACTGCCGAAGGGTCCCCGATCGTCTTGGCAGAACGGCGCACCCTGTCCTTTCCAGACCGCAAGATTGTCATGGGATCGACCCCGGTTCACGAGGAAACAAGCCATGTTCTGCGCGCCTATGGGCAATCTGACGCCCGCGTTTTCGAGGTCCCTTGTCCCGCCTGTGGCGTGCTGACCGAGATCGAATGGGCGCACATAATCTGGGATGATGCAGCGCCAGAGACGGCCCGCTTCCGGTGCCCGCGTTGCGCGGCTGAGATCGAGGAACACCACAAACCCGAGATGGTCGCGGCGGGGCGGTGGCGAGTCACCCGGCCCGAGGTGCAGGGCCATGCGGGTTTCCGGCTCAATGCTCTTGTCTCGCTGCATTCCAATGCGTCGTGGTCAAAGCTGGCGCGTGAATTCGTGGGCGCGAAGGATGATCCGTCAACTCTGCAAACATTCGTCAACACAATTCTGGGGCAGGGCTGGCGCGGCGAAGGTGACGAGCTGGCCGAAGATGATCTTGCCGCGCGCGCCGAACCATTCGGGCTTGGTGCGGTGCCCGCCGATGCGCTGGCCGTGACCGTGGGTGTAGACGTCCAGCACGATCGACTTGAGGTAACATTCATCGGCCATGGCGAAGACGGAACGATTTTCGTTCTGGGCCACCGGGTGATCTGGGGCGCATGGGATGTTGAAGACACCTGGCGCGAACTGGACGAGATGCTGCGCGCCCGGTTTCCGCATGTTCTGGGCGGTCAGATCGGCGTTGATGCCGCCGCGATCGACGCTGGCGACGGCACCACCATGCGCGCGGTCACCGGCTTTTGTGCAGGCCGGGCGCGGCGCAAGGTTTTGGCGATCAAGGGTGCGGGTGGCAACCGCCCGCTGATTGAGCGTTCAAGCGGAAGGTCGAAGGGCCGTGGCGCGCCCCTGTGGATTGTGGGTGTGGATACCGGCAAGACGCAGTTATTCGGGCGGATGATCCGGGGCACGACCGTCCGCTATTCTGCCGACCTCACACCTGTCTGGTATGAACAGGTTGCCAGTGAGCGCGCCGTTGTCAGATACAGGCGCGGGCAGCCGGTGCGCAGCTTTGAACGGATATCAGGGCGGCGCGCCGAAGCCCTCGATTGCCTGGTCTATGCGATCGCGGCCCGCCAGATCGTACACCCGGATTGGACCGCCCGCCGCGCGGAATTGAGCATGTCGTCGCGGCCCGCCGCCCGGCCCGGCCCGGTGCTTTCCTCGAACTGGATGAAGCGATGATGAGACGGGTGAACGTTCCCGGCAAATGGGTGCCAAGCGTTCCGGCTAGACGGGTAGTGTCGTCATAACTCCGTCAGCGCGCGGCCCTTGTTCCTCCGTTGAGGGCGTGGTGCGCAATCTGGCCCGGCTCTGGGAAACTGGAGTCGGGTCAGACTTTCCGAAGCCTGACCCCCGGCCCGCCGCCGTTCTCTTCGATGAAATCGACCCCGGCAGCTTCGAGCGCGGCGCGGATGGCCGCGACTGTGGCGGGGCGTAGGTCCTCACCACGTTCTAGGCGAGCAACCGTATCAGGCGACACGCTGGCAAGTTTGGCCAGATCACGAACGCCTAGACCTGTCGCGGCTCTGGCCATTTTGCATTGCGTGGCGTTCATATCGTAACCTTGTTCTGATTTATCTTGACGGGCTATCCGTGCCTGTCATATCGTAACCTTGTTCTGAAACCCAAGCAAGGAAAACCCCATGACCACCAATAACCCCACTTCGGGGAACACCCCCGGCTTGCCCGACGAGGCCACCGAAGTGCAACTTCGTGAAGTATTGGCACGCTTGGACGCAGTGCAAATCTGGATCATGGGAACGGCGCTTGAGATGAACAAACGCGGCGAATTGACATTCGATGCTGCGGTTGAACGGATCAAGAGCGAGATGGCCAGCTATGACACGCTGCGCCGTCTTGAAGGCTCGTCCCAAGAGTGCCGCACGCGCTGCCGCACAATGATCTTGACAAATGTCGCCTGATGACGTAGCTCCTTTTTTGATCGTGGCATTACGTCACGTAACCATGTCTAGATTATGGAGGGATACGAAAATGATCACGAAAATCGAGAGCGTGCCAATCGGAACAAAGGTTCTCGCGGAATTTTTGGGGGAGAAAATCGAAACGTTCAACTCGTGGCGGAAAGTTGGTCTCCTTGAAAACGCGTCGCAGGGCCATGGGCGTCCGGCTGAATACAGATTGCCGGGCATCCTGAGCGCGTGCCTTTTCAGCAAACTTCTTCGCATCGGCGTCAAGGCCACCGACGCCGCCCCCGTGGCAAATCATGCGGATTGCATCGGCCCGTTTACGCGCGCCTCTGACGACGCGCCCCGCGTTGAAATCTTTTTCCGTGATGGCCGCGCTGCTCTGTCGGGCGACCCTTTGGCGGACCCGATTCTGGGGATCCCGCTGACGCCGATATTCAGTGCCGTTGTGGATCTTCTGGCGGACCAGATTGCGGGCCAGTATGGCGACGAAGATGCGGGCCGGGCGGCGCTGGCGGAATTCTGGGAATCAGTAGCCCAAGCACGCCAGCGCGACGTCCGACAATGAAAATAACCCGCCAAATAACCCGCGCCGTGGGTAAGCTGTTCCGCCGCTCTGCGATCGAGGCCGGGGCAGGCGGGCGGCGCTGGATGGGCGCACCGATGATGGGCGCGCCGCAATCCGCAACACTTGCAGCCCGGCACCCGGCGAAGGCTCGCGCTTCGGCGATGTATATGAACGTCCCGTTCGCAAACCGCATTGTGGAAGAGTGGACTTCGCATCTTGTGGGCAAAGGCTATCAAGCCCGATCCCGTCACCCCGACGCCGCCGCGCGGCTGCGCCTGAACACTGAATTCGAAGAGATGGTCAACCCGATGCTTTCGGCCTTTGCGCGTGCGCTTGTCCGCGACGGCGAAGGTTTTGTTCAGATCGTCACCGAAGACGATGGCGCGCTGCGCCTGAAACTCATTCCCGCAGATCAGGTTGACCCGGCGCTGACCCGCGATCTGGGCAACGGCGCGCGGATCGTGGCCGGGATCGAATTCGATGCATCCGATCGGGCGGTGGCCTACCATGTCCTTCGCGAGGCCCCCGGCGCGCCATTCTCGACCTTTGGCGAATCGGTACGCGTGCCCGCCGCCGATATGATCCATGTCTTTGATCTGCTGTTTCCGGGGCAGGTGCGCGGCCTGTCATGGCTGGCACCGGTCCTGTTGAAACTTCGCGATCGTGACGAAGCATCCGACGCCTTGCTGATGCAATTAAAAACCGCCTCACTCATGACCGGATTTATCCGCGACCCCGAAGGGAACGCGGCGGGATTTGAAGGCGAAACAAACGACGCCACGGGCGCAGTCAACGTGTCCCTTGAACCCGGCGCCATGCGTATTCTGCCGCCTGGCGCGGACGTGACCTTTTCGGCCCCGGGTGCCGGGCTGTCGCAAGCGGTTGACTTCCTGCGCGCCCAGGACCGCGAAATCGCGGCGGGCGTGGGGCTGACCTTCGAGGCTTTGACCGGCGATCTTGGCGAGGCCAATTATTCGAGCGCCCGCGTCGGCTTGCTGCAATTCCGCCGCCGGGCCGAAATGCAGCAATGCAACCTGATCGAGCGCCCACTTCTTCGCCCGCTCTGGCGGCGCTGGATCGACACCCAGGCGCTTGCCGGGGCGATCCCCGCCGATGACCTGACCGACCACCACGCGGTGCGCTTCGTCGCGCCCGGCTGGCCGTGGGTTGATCCGCAGAAAGAGGTCGCGGCGGACGTCCAGGCGATCGAGGCCGGGTTGAAATCCCGCGACGAAGTTGTCGCCGGGCGTGGCCGCGACATTGACGAATTGGACGAAGAGCGCGCCCGCGATGCCGCCCGCGCGACGGAAGGAACAACCAAATGACCATGCATTTTCGGGCCGTCACCCCGACCCCCTCGACCATCGATGCCGATGCCCGCACCATCGAGGCTATTGTCTCGACCGGCGCGGATACGGCCCGGGCAGGCTTTATCGAACGCCTCGACCTGTCTGGCGCTGATCTGTCGCGGATGATCGGCGCACCGGTTCTTGACGCACACCGGCAGACCTCGACCCGCGATCAGTTGGGCGTCATCGAAAAGGCCGAGATGCGGCCCGAAGGTCTATGGGTCCGCATCCGCTTTCGCAGCAATGACGCGGCCCAGGCCGTGCTTGCTGATATCGGCGACGGAACCCTGCGCGGCCTGTCGATCGGTTACCAGGTCACGGAGTGGCGGGAGAGCCGCGAAGGCAACCGCCGCATCAGGACCGCAGCAAAATGGACACCAATGGAGGTGTCTGTCGTCCCCGTCCCGGCTGATCCGGGCGCACACTTCCGTCATGAAAGAAACACAATGACCACACCTATCGTAACGACCGAGGCGGAAGCCCCGGATACCGCAACCCGCGCGGCGATGAATGCCGACATTCGCAACATTGCCGAAACCGCTGGTCTGACCCGCGCTTGGGCGGATGGGCAGATTGATGCCTGCGCAGAACCGGACGCAGCCCGGCGCGCGGCCTTTGATGCCATGCGCACCCGCAGCGCCCAAAATACGACCCGCACCACGCGCGCCGAGATCGGGACCGACAACACCGACCCGGCAGTGATCGCAGAGCGGGCCGGTGAAGCCCTCTTCGCCAGATCGCATCCGGCGCACGAACTTTCGGCCCCGGCCCGGGAATATGCCCACATGAACCCCGAAGGGCTTGCCCGGCGCAGCCTCCGTAACGCAGGTATCTCGACCACCGGTATGTCGGTGGATACGCTGATCACCCGCGCCCTGCATAGCACGTCCGACTTCTCGCTGATCCTTGGCGATGCCGTCGGGCGGGAACTGCGCCGCGCCTATGCCGCCGCGCCGTCCGGCGTTCGCCAGCTTGCCCGCCAAACGACGATCAAAGACTTCCGCCCGAAGCGTTCGATCTCATTGGGCGAGTCTTCTGATCTCGAAATCGTCAACGAGCTTGGAGAATTCAAAAGCGGCACCATGGACGAATCCGCCGAGACGTTCAAACTTGCGACCTACGGCAAGATTTTCGGGATATCCCGGCAGGCGCTGGTCAATGATGATCTTGGGGCCTTCACCCAGATCCCGGCCAAGCTTGGCGCCGCCGCGCGGGCCTTCGAGTCCTTGCAGCTTGTGGCGAAGATCGAGGCGAATCCGCAATTGTCGGACGGGATCGCGGTTTTTGACGCATCGGGCCATGGCAACGCCGCGTCCGCCGCCGCAAGTCTGGACGCTGATCTTGCCGCCGCGCGGCTTGCCATGCGGTCGCAGACCGGCCTTTCGGGTGGCCTGATCGACGTCACGCCGCGTTTCGTCCTCGTGCCGCCCGATCTGGAAACCGACATGGAAAAAGCATTGTCGGCAATCCAAGCCACCAAAACCAACGACGTGAATCCCTTCGCGGCACTGTCGCTGGTGGTCGAGCCGCGCCTCGCATCGGCCACCAAGTGGTATGTCGTGGCTGATCCTGCCATGGTCGATGGTCTGGAATTTGCCTATCTCGAGGGCGCGCCCGGTCCGCAGATCGAGTCCAAGGTCGGGTTTGAGGTTGACGGCGTGCAGACGAAAGTCCGCCTCGATTTTGGCTGCGGCTGGATCGATCATCGCGGCTGGTACAGGGTGGGCTGACATGGCGCTTTCTGTCGAAGAACTTGAGAAGCTTCGCGACAATCTTGTGCGCGCCCGCGCCAGTGGCGTTCGGGTGTCCAGGTATGACGACAAGCAAGTGACCTACGCCACCGATGCCGAAATGGTGGCCGCGATTGCCGACCTCGATCGACAGCTTGCCAAGATGACACAGCCGCGCCGATCGGGCGCGGTTGCCTTCAACACATCGAAAGGAATCTGAAATGAAAAACTTCGTTCAACCCGGTGCGACCATCACCTTCACCGCCGCCGCGCCTGTGGCGTCCGGTGACGGCGTTCTGATGGGCACCCTGTTCGGCGTCGCCTCGACGTCCGCAGAAATCGGCATGCCCTTCGAGGCCGCGCTTTCCGGCGTCTTCAGTCTGCCGAAAGAGGCAGTCGTGATGACGGCAGGCGCGGCGGTCTATTGGAACGCCACCGCCGGGAACGCCACGACTGTAGCGACCGGGAACAAGCTGATTGGCGCGACAACCGAAGCCGCCACATCCGGCGCAACCGCCGCCCGCATCCGCCTCAATGGCGTGGCCGTGGTCTGAGGGTATCCGACATGGCAAACCGTCCCGCCCAAATCTCTGAGACTGAGATCAAGCGCACCGTAAAGGGTGTGCTGGCGGGCGGATTTGCTGTCGGATGCATCAAGGTCGATCACCGCAACGGCACGGTAACCATCTTTCCAGAGGGTGCGCCCGAGAGTGATCAGGCCACATCGAACCCATGCGATAGGCTGTTGAAATGACCCGGCGCAATCCATTCCCCGGCGTGGCGAGGATCACAGACCGACACGGCAAGGTGCGCTTCCGGTTCCGCATGAAGGGCCTTAGCTGCTATCTGCCGGGGCCTTACGGGTCAGTCGATTTTCGCGCCGCCTACGACGCGGCTGTTTCCGGGGCGAAGGGTCCGACCGTTCGGGACGGGCAACCCTATGGCACTCTTGGCTGGGTCATCGAACAATATTTCCGCAGCCTGCGCTATCGCAACCTGTCGGTCAGTCGCAAGCGCAGCATCCGGGGCGAACTTGAATGGCTGCGGCGCGAGGCGGGCGACCTGCCAATTGCGCTGTTCAAGGTTCCGCATGTCGAGGCGTTGATGAGCCGCAAGACCGGCCCGACCGCCGCGAACACGGTCAAGAAAAACCTGTCGATGCTGTTCAACTACGCAATGAAAAATGAACTTGGCAGTGTCACCGGCAACCCGGCGAAGCTGGCGGATCGTGCCAAGGAAAACCCGGATGGATACCACACTTGGACCGAGGCCGAACTTGGCCGATTCCTTGCGGTTTACGGACCGGGCACCAAGGCGCGGCTGGTGGCACTTCTGGCAGTGAATACCGGCATGTCACGCCAAGACCTGACCCGCGTTGGATGGCAGAACGTATCGGGCAACCGGATCACCTACCGCCGCGGCAAAACGGGCGTGATGGCCGATCTGCCGATCATGGAGGACCTGGCGGCGGAACTTCGCAACATTCCGACCGACCGGCTCTTGTTCATCACCCATGGCGCGCGGAACGTGCCCTACAAGCCCGAGACGCTGGGCAACTGGTTTCGGGACCGATGCAAAAAGGCATCCGTTCCCGGGTCGCTGCATGGCCTGCGGAAGGCCGGTGCGACCCGTCTCGCAGATGCTGGGGCAACACCCGACGAAATCCGCGCGTTCCTCGCACATGAAACAAATGCGCAGGGGGCGACTTACACGAAAAAAGCTGATCGCGCGCGCCTCGCAGATAGCGGAATGGCGAAGATTTCTGGGATGAACCCGGAACAAAACTTGTCCAACCTTGCCGTCAGGTTGGACAAAACCAACCTGCAACCCACTGAAAGGAAAAGGAAAAATGATTAAGTTGGCAGCCCGTAGGGGAGTCGAACCCCTCTTCCCAGGTTGAAAACCTGGTGTCCTAACCGATAGACGAACGGGCCAGCCTTCGGTGTGAGCGGTGTTTAGGCAAAGCGGCGGTCGGGTGCAAGGGGGATTTTCGGCTCCGTGCCGATTTTACCCTGCCGAGGGGGCGGCATCTTCCAGGCGCAGTTGCGGCTTTTGGCGTCCGCCCCAGTCGTTCACCTCCAGCCGCCCGGCGAAGTGAAAGCGGGCGCCGCGATGGGCTTCCAGCGCCGGGCCAAGCGGGCCGTCGAAGGCGCCGAAGGCCACGGCCTCAAGCGTGCCGTCGCCGCCGCCAAAGGTGATGCGCAGGTGGTTTTCGCCGATACGGCGCAGGTGGCGCACCGGTTGATCGGGAAAGGCAAAACGCGGGGCAGGGGCGCCGGCACCGTAAGGGCCGGCGGTGTCCAGCGCCTCGATCAGCTCGATGGTGGCCGCGGCGGGCATCAGCACCCCGTCAAGGCGCAGGTCGGCCGCGCCGCCCGTGCCCGCGCCCTGCCGGGCCAGCAGGTCGCCCAGCCGCGCCATCGCCGCCTCCAGCCTGTCTTGCGCCACGGTCAGCCCGGCGGCCATCCTGTGCCCGCCGCCGCGCAGCAACAGCCCCTCGGCCGCCAGCCGCTGTACCGCCGCGCCCAGATCGACGCCGGAAACCGAGCGCCCCGATCCCTTGCCCTCGCCCCCCTCCAGCCCGATGACCACGGCGGGGCGGTTGGTGGCCTCTTTCAGGCGGGCGGCCACGATCCCCACCACGCCGGGGTGCCAGCCCTCGCCCGCCGCCCAGACCAGCGGGCCGTCAAGCCCGCGCGCCTCGGCCTGGGCCATGGCGGCGGCGCGCACCGCCGATTCGACATCGCGCCGTTCGGTGTTAAGCTGATCCAGCCGCTCGGCCAGTGCCGCCGCCTCGTGTGGATCGTCGGTGGCCAGCAGCCGCGCGCCCAGATCGGCCTGCCCGATCCTCCCCCCGGCATTGATGCGCGGCCCCAACAGGAAGCCAAGGTGATAGGGCGTCGGCGCGCTGGTCATGCGCGCCACATCAGCGAGCGCCCGCAGCCCCGGCCGCGCCCGGCGCGCCATCACCACCAGCCCCTGCCGCACGAAGGCGCGGTTGACGCCCACCAGCGGCGCCACATCCGCCACCGTCGCCAGCGCCACCAGATCCAGCAGCGCCATCAGGTCGGGCCCTTGGGTGCCCGCCGCCCGCAACTGCCGGTTCACCTCGACCAGCAGCAAGAACACCACCCCTGCCGCGCAAAGATGACCCAGCCCGCCCGCCTCATCCTGTCGGTTGGGGTTGACGACGGCCAGCGCGGGCGGCAGTTCCTCGGCGCCCAGGTGGTGGTCAAGCACGATCACATCGGCGCCCGCCGCCGCCCTTATCGGCCCGTGCGACAGCGTTCCGCAATCGACGCAGACGATCAGGTCGTGATCG